ATGGCAGACGCCGACCTACTACTCGAGGAAGTCTCCGCCTACCTTAAGCCGCAGGACGTCGACCACGTCCGTGAGGCGATCGAATTCAGCCGGGCCGCGCACCAGGGGCAGCTGCGCAAGTCCGGCGACCCGTACGTCACCCACCCCATCGCCGTCGCACGCATCCTGACGCTGTTGCACATCGATGTGCAGGCGATCGTCGCCGCACTGCTGCACGATGTGGTGGAGGACACCGAAATCACCCTCGACCAGCTTGCCGAAAAATTCGGCAAGCCGGTCGCGGAACTGGTCGACGGACTCTCCAAGCTGGACCGTCTCCAGTTCGAAACGCGCGAGGACGCGCAGGCGGAGAACTTCCGCAAGATGCTGATGGCGATGGCGCGCGACGTGCGCGTCATCCTCATCAAGCTGGCGGACCGGCTGCACAACATGCGCACGCTGGAATCCATGTCGCGCGAGAAATGCGAACGCATCGCGCGCGAGACCATGGAGATCTACGCGCCCATCGCCAACCGTCTCGGCCTGAACGACATCTACCACGAGCTTGAGGACCTGAGCTTCAAGCACCTGCACCCGAACCGCTATGCGGTGCTGGCCAAGGCGCTCAAGGTCGCGCGCGGCAACCGCCGCGAAGTGGTCGGCAAGATCCTCGACGCGATCCGCCACCGCCTCGACGAACAGCATATCCACGCCGACGTCTCCGGCCGCGAAAAAGACATCTACAGCATCTACAAGAAGATGCAGAGCAAGTCACTGGCGTTCGCCGAGGTGCTCGACATCTACGGTTTTCGCGTGCTGGTGGACGATGTCCCATCCTGCTACGTGGCGCTGGGTGCCCTCCACGGCCTGTACAAACCCATCCCGGGCAAATTCAAGGACTACATCGCTATCCCCAAGGTGAACGGCTACCAGTCGCTGCACACCACGCTGTTCGGCCCGTTCGGCACCCCCATCGAGATCCAGATCCGGACCCACGAGATGCACCGCATCGCCGATGCGGGCGTGGCCTCGCACTGGCTGTACAAGAGCGGCTACACCAAGATCAACGACCTGCACAAGAAGACTCACCAGTGGCTGCAGGAGCTGCTGGAAAGCCTCAGCCAGAGCAGCGATTCCGCCGAATTCCTGGAACATCTCAAGGTCGACCTGTTCCCCGACGAGGTGTACGTGTTCACGCCCAAGGGCAAGATCATGTCGCTGCCGCGCGGCGCGACCGCCGTGGACTTTGCCTACAACGTGCACACCGACATCGGCAACCGCTGCATTGCAGTCAAGGTCAACCATGAATTGGTGCCGCTGCGCACCGAGCTGCGCAACGGCGACCGTGTGGAGGTCATCACCGCGCCGCACGCCAAGCCCAACCCGGCATGGCTCACCTACGTCACCACCAGCAAGGCGCGCAGCCACATCCGCCACTTCCTCAAGACCATGCAGTCCGGCGAATCCGCCCAGCTCGGCGAACGCCTGCTCAACCAGGCGCTGCACACGCTCGGCGTCAAACCGCAGGATATGGACGAGGCGCACTGGAACAAGCTGCTGAAAGAGACCGGCGTCAAGACCAGACAGGACATCCTTGCCGACATCGGCCTCGGTCGCCGTCTCAACATGGTGGTCGCGCGGCAACTGGCCAACCTCGGCGAAACCGTGCCGAGCGAGACGAACCATCACGCCGTCATCACCATCCACGGCACCGAAGGCATGGCAGTGCAATTCGCCAAGTGCTGCCGCCCCATCCCCGGCGACCCGATCATCGGCATCATCAAGAGCGGCCAGGGGCTGGTGGTCCACACCCACGACTGCCCCACCCTGCGGGGCCGCAGCGGCAGCGAGCAATGGCTCGACGTGGCATGGGCCAAAAACATCAACCGCACCTTCGAGATCAGTATCAAACTCATGGTCGCCAACCAGCGCGGCGTGCTGGCCAAGGTCGCCGCCGCCATCGCCGACGCCGAATCCAACATCAGCAATGTCAATTTCGTCAGCGAGGGCGAATACACCGCGCTGTACTTCACCCTGGAAGTGAACAACCGCATTCACCTCGCCAACGTCATGCGCAGCCTGCGCAAGATTCCGGAAGTGGTGAGGATCATCCGCGTGAAGAATACGGGGTAGCCCAATGCGCTGCTGTAGGGTGGGTTGAGCGCAGCGATACCCGACAAAGACAAAATCAAGGCCGTTCGTGCTGAGCCTGTCGAAGCATGAACGACAAAACCAACCGCCGGGGGTTGTCCAGCAGCAAGTTAGCTTTCTTGTCTTGCCAAGAAAGGTGTAACCGAAAGAAGTTTTGTAGGTCGGATTAGCGCGCAGCGCGTAACCCAACATTAAAACCAAAACCGCGGCGTGCGGCCCCGCACGCCAATTACTTTCTTTGTGTGGCCAAAGAAAGTAATCAAAGAAACGCCACCCCGGTTTGCCGCCGCTTCGCGGTTCCCTGCGTTGCTCGACTGGTCAGGCGGCTGCGGAACTCGCGCTACGCGTTCAGACAGTCCTCGCCGACTTCCCCTGACCAGCCTGCGCTACTCGGCGGCGCACAGGGGATAAAAATCAAAAACCGAACCCCAAAACCAGCGAGGCGGGCCAACGCCCGCCTCGCTCAATTCAAAATAAATCGTGCGCGCAGCGCACAACAAAACCGCCTTTGACTTACGTCCCCTGAGCGCCGCCGAGTAGCGCAGACCAGACAGGTGAAGTCCGACGAATATGTTTGAGCACGTGGCCGCGTAGCGGATCGTGCGAGTTTATGAGGAGGCCTGGCTGGTTGAGCAACGGAGGGAACCGCGCAGCGGCGGCAAACCGGGGTCTGAAGCGGCGCGCGATAAATTAGCGCCGTTTGCGCGATAAATGAAGTAGTGCAGTATTTTTAAACAGCGAAACAAAATTGCGCAATATAAAAACACCGCACCAGGATTCACCTACCAGTTCCTAATAATCAGTTCAGCAGTCTTATCGGACCAACCGGCACCACCTACCGTGTAGGTGATGCCGCCGCTCTCCATGTTCAGCCCGGAGAACGCTTGGCGTTTTTTTACCAGGTTATCGCTCCCAGCCCCGCCTCGTTGGCGTTCTGAACCTGCGCGGCCAGGGTGGCGTTCTTCTGCAGGGCGGTCTCGATCGCCGCCTTTCCGTCCAGACCAGCCCGCTGGATTTGAGCGGCAGTATGCGGGCGGAATGCCCAAGCGCCAGCGTAATCCTTGCACCAGAAGCGGGTTGTCCAGTCTGCCGGAAGGCCGGGAACCAGGCTGGAAAGCACCGAGGCAGCCAGGTTGGCCTGGTCCTTATCCAGCGCCGGGTAGATGTGTTCCGTTCCCAGCGCCGAACTGGCGAAGCCGGCATAAATCTGGTTGGCACAGGCCGCGCTCAACTCGGCGAGCTTGTCCGCCTTCAGCTCGTCCAACGTCTTGACTCGGACCGTCGGCGCAGCGGCCGACCAGCGCGCGACGTATTTCTGGAACAGCGCGTCGAACTGCGCCTGGCCGATGGAGACGTTGCCACGGCGCGGCACCAGGTTCTGGTCGTATTCGACGTGCCCGGCGCCGCTCAAAGTGTTGAACTGCACCGCGTGTATTTTCGGATCGAGGTCGGACAGATCCGCCGCCCTGAACACTCCGTTCACCCCAACTACGCCGTCTGCCTGAATGATCGTGATCTGCATTTCCTAGCCCTCCTGTTTACCCGTTATAAGCAATGCCTGCTGGTTGCTCGCGGCCACCTGCATCAGCGCCCCGGCGATCTGCTGGCCGGTAGTCACGTTCTCATTGCGCAGGCTCTCCACCGCGGCGGCGGCCTGGCGCGTTTCCTTGCTGGTCTCGATCAGCAGCGTCGGTAGCCACTTCACCGCGCAGTCCTCGAGGTCAAGGTCGGATCCGCTCTGCGGATGCTTGCCCAGCACATGAGTGTGCCAAGCGCACTCGCGCCCGATGCAGGGCTTTTTGAGCAGAGGGCAGATCGGCTTGTCTGATTTAGCTCCAAACATGGCTTAATCCTTCGTGGCGATGATGACGTCGTAATACTTCAGATCCATCGACGGCATGGTGTGGCTGTGCGAACCGCCTCCGCCAGTTCCTCCAGTCACATACCCCCCCCCGCCACTTTGATGGACGGACGGCGCGCCAGTCGCAGAATTATTAACCTTATTCAGTCCTATCATTCCGTGCGTGTGGCTCGGAATATGAGCCTCGGTCAGCGTGAATGCGCCAGAACTCCTCGACGCCGCGAAAACGGTAGTGAAGGCATCCGTACCGCCGCTGCCCACCGCGCCGGTGACGATGCGCAGCGCGCTGTTGTTCAGCGCGGAGGTGAGGTCTTTAGTCCATCCGGTGGGTGCAGCGGTTTGCTGAAACGCCATACGCGTACCGGATGGCATCCCACCCCCTTCCTGCTGCCAACTAGGCACCATGCCTGGTCCGTTGGATTTCAGCACGTAACCATTGGCGCCGGCGCTTAGCTTGGAGAGCACCCCGGCTGCCGATGCATAAAGGATGTCACCAACCGTGTAGGTCACCTGCCCGGTGCCGCCCTGGTTGGCGGGCTGAGTCGGCAATTGCCCGACAGGTATCTTGCCGCCGGCATCAAGCGACGGGATTCCGTTCGCCGCGCCGCGCGAATCCTTCATGGCGTTGACGTTGTCCGCCATTTTCTTGATTTCCGGACGTGCCAGGTCGGGCGAGTCCAGATCATTGTCCATATTGGTGGTATCAACCGCATCTACTGGCCATGCCATGCTCGTCTCCTATGCCCCTCGAATTAAGGCGTCTATCGTTGCGTCCGCCAGCACGTTGCTGGCGTTGTATATCTTGATGCGCGGCCCAACGGACGAGTCCTTATCCACCAGCTCCCAGCTCCAGCCCGCGCCGACATTCTGCAACGCGATCTGCACCTGGGTGACCAGCGAATAGCTCTTCACGATAGGCAGTCGGATGTCACCCACAGCGATCCGGTAGGCACCAGTCAGGGCGCTAGTGGCGCAGTCATTGATCTCCTCGCTGACCGCAGCGGCCGAGAGCTTGATGTCCAGGGCGAGCACCTGCGCCAGCGTGCCGGCGACCGTGATGCGAACCTTGATGTAGCGCGCGGTGACCCGCGCTCCCGGAGCACCCCAAGCGCTCCAGGTCACGCCATCGACGCTGTGGCATTCCTCCAGCGTCATCGTTCCGTTTACGATGGCGCTAACCAGCGGGGTGAACGGTACCGGTGCACCGAGGTCGATCACCGAGTGCTCGTAGCGGATCGGGCTGAGCGTGGTGCCCAGCCAGCGCCCCCAGCCCGTCCAAGTGGTGCGATCCGCCCAAGTCTCAATCTCGTTCGCAGAAAGGACATTCTCTTCCGGGTCGATGTGGCAGTCGGTAAGCGTTCCAGACCACCCCTGCAGGTGCGGCAGCGCGCTGATCAGCACGCCCGCGAGGCGCGGATCACCCAGATCAGCCGTGATGTAAGTCGCGTTCGACGACTCGATGCCGTCGTCGTCGAACGCCTTGATCGCGAATGTGTATGTGCCGGCGGCAAGCTGGTTGGTCTCGAACGGGCTGGCGGTGATCAGGCCCTTGGCCATGTCCGTCATGTTCTCCCACAGGTGCCCGGTGCCGAGCTTGTAACGAATCCTGACGCCGGCGAGATCGGGCGGTGGGTTGGTGATCGACCAGGTGAATTCGCGCGTACCGTCCGGCTGACGGCCGACGAGGAACACGGTCACATTCGGCGGCGGCTGCTTGTACGGATCTCCGATGTATACCACCCATTCTCCGATCGAAACCCCGACTGCTGCCACACGCAGCATGACTGTACCGCGTACTGCTGGGAAGGAGATCTGCGCGCCGCGCGGCTCCCCGACACTCGCCCATGACTGCCCTCCATCGAACGACCGCTCCACTAGATAATAATCCGCGCCTGCGCCCGCCTGCCATGAAGCAATCAGCAGCGGGTTGCCGCGGTTTCCGCCCAGCGTCACGTTGAGGCCGGACACTTCCGGTTTGGTGATGACCGACGGCAGGTTCCACTGCACGCTGACGGGCGGGGTGGTACCGGTGTCGGCCGTGTGCACCGCGTCGTCCTCGTTCACCGCGCTGATCTCCACCTTCTCCATGCCGCGCGGGCGGATTCCAGTGACGCGCGCCTTCTGGTAGAACAGTGTGCCGGCGCCGAAGGCGTAGAAGGTCTTTTCCATCGCGGTGCCGGTGTACGGAGTGAAATCCGGCGGCGCGTCGATCACCGCATGGTATTCGTCCGCGCCCACGGTGGCCGCGTAGGGTCCGGAGAAGCTGCCGTCCGTCTTGCGCAGACCGATATAGTGCGTCTCGCCCGGGGTGAACACTAGCGGCTCCGAGGTTTTCAGCGTCAGCGTGCCGGCATCCCAGCCGAGCAACTCGCCGCTCTGACCCCACTGCGGGCGGTCGTGCGCGATGGCGATCAGGTCGCCGAAGGTCGGGATGAAGCCCTCCATCTCGGTGGTAAAGGTGATCAGCTTGCGGCGGTAACGATTGGCCGCAGCATGGTACATCCCCTCGCGCCACGCCCGCGCGCGGCTGGTACAGCCGAACAATTTGACCTTAGCCCGTTTGTCTCGTGAACTCCCCGGAAGCTGTGCCAGCACGGTATCAGGCTTCCATTTATCACCGTTGAAATACTCAACCTCGACCGAATCCGCCGTCGCATCTGTCGGAGTGAGGTAATCCACTTTCAGGCTACCGCGCACGATATTTCGAGTATTGAACAGCGCCGCTGGCAACGTCACCGATCCGTCGCGCACTACGCGCACGATGCCGCTCTGCATATAGGGCTTTGCGCGGCCGCACCCTGCAGCGGAACTGACCGCGTCCCACCAGCCCATGCGCTGGTCGACCACGGCGTCGAAGGTATCTCCGCGAGCGGCATGCACCTGATCGAGCGCATACATACCGGCGAGATCAATTCGGCTGTCCGCCATCCCGGCTCCGTAGCTCGCCCTGGCCATATCGGCGATGGCCCATGCAATGGAGCGTGTGGGTACGGCGGAGATGGACCATCCATTTACCGGGTCCCAGATGCGCAGCTTTCGCGTAGCGATCAAATTGACGCGGCGGCTCGCCGATTGCGACAGGGCGTTAGACGCCTTCATGCGCATGGCCAGCATAGTGACCTCGCCGTATTGCTGCGTTCCTGGCAGGTAGGAGCGCAGCGCGCTCCATACCAGATCATGCCCAGCCTGGTTGGAGTTGGACTTAATATCTGTGCGCGTGACCTTGACCTCATAACGTCCCGGCGTGACCGTGTATCGGTAGCTCTTGCGCGGCGGCGTCTGCGTCGCGCCGGTGATAGTCTCTGTGCCAAGCACCGCCCAGGTACCTGGCGCGATGGGCGCGCCGAGGTCATCGATGCGCCGCGCCTCGACCTTGAAGGTGACGGACATCTGGTTCAGCCCGCCGGCATCGTTGGCGTAGAACAGCCCCTTGGGGCACACCACGTCCACCGCGAGATGGTGCGCGAGTGTGCCTGGCGGTGCGGCGACGAAGGGGCCGGATACGGTTCCAGTCAGCAACTCCTGTCCGCTCACCTCTGCGGCGGTAAGCACATTGGTCGGGAACATCGTGATAAATCCACCCGGAGGCACCACCTCATAGGTGATCTCCGGAAAACTGGCGATCGGCGTGTCCTCGATACGGATCTGCTCGATGTCGATCTCGCCCTGGCTGACACAAAACAACTGATAGAGGTACTGGTCTCCGCCGGCGAATTCGGTGTACGGTTCAGCGGCGAAATCCGGGTAGATGAGATGGCGTCCGTACAGAACCGGAATGGGCTGACTAATCCGCGCCGAATTACCCTGTGCGCCAATTGAGTAGGTCGGCGATGGCGCCGCCTGTGCGACGGATTGATATGGCGCCGGTGGCTTGGGAGGCGGAATCAGAGCGTTGACGATCATTGAGCCGGCCATCTGCACTCCCGCGGTATAGGCTGCTACAGTTCCGGCAGTCGCGCCTGCTCCGGCCAATTGCGCGCCAAGCACCGGCGCGTAGATCATCACGATTACCATCAATACAACCTTGAGTACATTGCTCGCGCCGCCGCCACCACCTTGCGGCAACACCACAAAAGCAACCATGTCCCCGTGCTTTACCGGGACGTGCCACTCGGTGCGTAATACCGGCTGACCGTTAATTATGCAGATGTATGGCTGCTGAGTGACAGGTGCCAGATCGAGGATAGATAGCGGCTCAACTACCTCGCGCAGCTCACGGTTAAGCGAAGGGTTGAACGGGTTATGCAGGTAAACAACGCGCGCCAGCATCATGCTCCCCTGCGGTAAATGTCGATGCGTCCCCAGCCGAAGTGCCGAAGCGCGGAAAGCGAATTAAAAACCACACCAGGGCCTCGAATGCAATGCAGCACGCCGCCGCCATCGACTTCCACCCACAAGCCGACGTGCGATGGATACTTTGCGTGCGCCATCAGCACGCAGTCTCCCTCGATGGGACGCTCGACTTGCATCCAGCTGGCGCGCTCGTCGTGGCTGCCGAATGCGCGTGCGACGTCGCGTATGCTGTCTGCATCAACTTTGATCGGAGGTAGCTCGCGCCCGAATCGTTCGCGCTGCACATGGCGCACGAAGCCCCAGCAATCGAATTCATCCGGTCCTGTGGCACCGTTTACCCAGGGGATGCCGATGTAGCGCTCCGCCCAGTGGGTCATCTGTTCAGCCCTGGGAAGCGCTCAACCGTGTAGTCCTCGTTGGGGAACTGGCGGTTGGCCAGATCGCCGAATGAGGCGCGGCAGGTAATGCGGAAATCGGTTGCCTCGACCTGAGTGACGGTAAGCGTCATGGGCGGGTCATTCTGCGGCGTGCTGGTGTCGCTAGCGAGATAAGCGCGATACGTGACCTCGACCAGGTACGGGCTGGACACCGCGATCGACAGATTGCGCTCGATCTCGGCCGAGACATTGTCTACCGTAATCACCACCTCGGGCGACGCGCCTTGCTCGACAGACGGCGGGATTAAATCGAACGGGTATGCCAAAAATAACACGGGGTAACCGGGATCAATCGGCGCGCTCACTTCCAGGCTGGCTATCAAATTAGCGTGATCTCGCACCACGCGCAGCGCGGTAGGCTGTCCAAGCTCATCCACGAAGGCGGGATGCCTGAATTCGAGCGTGTGCAGAATTACCTCTGCGCTCGGCGCGCTGGCGTAGGCTTCCTTAATTGCGGCTGACAGGGTCGTATCAGGCATGGGGCATCACAAGTAAGGCGCCAATTCGGCCGGCGTCATGACGGGCAGATCGTCGATCTCGAACTCGGCGCTGACGTGGAATTTCGTGCCACGCACGCCATCGACCTTGTAAGCCCCCTGGCTACCAGCTATAAAGCGCGCATTGACCTGCGTGAAACCTGCGCCGGTGTACAGATTGAACGTGAACCAGGCAGCTCCGCTTGCGATCTCGAGCTTGAACCAGCTCTCGAACACATACATCTCCAGTTGAGTAAACGAGAAGCGCACCGGTACTTTGGTCGGCGTTCTGCTGAAGCGGCGACGTACCCGTGCGGGGCCAGAGTCCATGTCGGTACGAACGACAGCTGAATCCGGATTGATTCCGTAACCCTCGGTTAGCGCACCGGGAAGAGTTGATGGCCAGGCTGGCATTATCGATAGCTCCCGGCAGCTCGATTAAGACCGAAGGTATGCTCCATCACGGAATTTAGCGGACCGGCGCCGCGCTGCACGTTGCGCGCAATGCCGCTCTCGATCTGCTCGATAATGACGTCCATCGTCATGCCACCGTTGCCGTCCTGCCGCTCCTGTGTGCGCACCTGGGCGTTGGAGTTGTTGATGACGTTGACCTGCAGATTCACGCCGGCAACACCAGAACCAATGGCCGGCGCCTGCCCTGACAATGGCTTCACATAGCCGCCGCGCCCGCCCATCATCAGATAGTCGTTGCCGCCGTAATTGAGCAGTTCAGGGCCGTTCTCGTTCACCTGGTACAAAGTATTCGGGGAGACGGAGCCGCCGGACGCACGTCCGCCGCCCAGGAAGCTGTTGACCAGAGTGTCCGTCATGCTCTGGTATCCGCCGCTCGGAATGGAGCTGGTACTCGATGTACCGTAGGTAGTCGTGCCACCACCTCCGAACAATCCGCCAATCAGGTCGTTTAAAAATCCGCTCCCTGCGCTGACCATCGGCCGCGCCACATTGATGCGCATGAACTCCTCGATCACGGAGTTGGCGAAACTGCGGATGTCCGCTTTCCCGGTCATCATGAACTGCGTGATCGCATCCTCCGCGCCCTTGAATCCCTTGGCGAACAGCGATTCGGTCTGCGCGGCCGCATTGTCCACCTGCTCGATGTACTTGCGGATCGCCTCTTTCGAGCCGAACTCCCAGGAACGCGTCACCTTATCGCGCGCATCGATCTCTGCAACTGCTCCAGCCTTGGCCGCTTCGGCGGCGTCTTTCGCGCCATTTACCGCGGCCTTATAGGCGGCGTTCACCTCCGGATTGGTGTCGCGCGCCTTGAATTTGTCGCTGGTGCGCAACGACAGCAACTCTTTTTCAAGGGCGAGATCGATGCGGCGCGCTTCCGTGCGCTTCTGCACTTCAATGGTGCTCAGGCCGAGCAGCGAGTTCTCAAACTCGAGCTGGTTGACGTATTCCGCCGAAACGGTGCGCGCCTTCTCGATCACCTTGGCCGACTCGTCCCAGGCCGCGGCAGATTCCTTCGATGCCTTGACCTCGGCATCGGCGGCCATCTTGAGTTCGGCCGCGGCCTGTGCCGCCTCGATCTGCGCACGTGTCGCGCCGCGACGCGCCAGCTCGTACACCTTGGCCTGCTCGGCTGCAACACCCATCGCTTCCATCTGCGCCCTGAAGGATTCCGCCTCGATGCGGGAAACCTCGGTGGCGTTGGGATCGGTATGCTGCTTCTTCGGCGCATCCATGTCGGCGATCTGCTTTCTCAGCTCGCGAATCTTGTTCAGACTATCAATCTCGGCGTTGGAACCGGTTTTCTGCTTGTCGTGATAGGTCTGCAGCACCGTGGCTTGGCGCTCCAGCTCTCGGCGACGCGCGGACGAAGATTCGCCGGCCAATTTAGATGCCTCCCCGCCGACATTGCCGAGCCGCTCCTCAAGGGCGCGGTTCGCGTCTACCTGGCGACCGACTCTACGCAACTCTTCCTCGTATACCTTGGCCTCCTCGGCATCCTTCAGCCACCCCCAGCCTCCTGCCGACGCGTCCGCACGCTTCTGAGCCGTGGAACGTCGCAATTCATCGATGCGCTTGTTCAACTGCTCTGTCGTCATCAGGCTAAGATCACCGCTCAGCTTGCGCAGCTCTTCGCGCACCTGGTTGATGTTGCCGCGGTAGCTTTCCCACGCAACTACGCCTACCGCGGTCACTGCCGCCGCGGTGAGCGTGAGCGGATTGATCAGCCCCATGATGTAACCGCCCATCGACTTCGCCGCATTTCCCACGCCGCCGAACGAATCCTTCAGCTGCCCGCCCTGTTGCAACATCACCATCATCGGGTTCTGCCCGGCCGCGAGGCTGGTGGCAATGTCGGTGAACTGCATCGGCAGCTGTTGCGTGGCCATGCGCAATTGCCCGGCGGACAGCGCCGCGCTCTTCGAGGTGCCGTCGAATGCCGCCGTCGCCGCGCTGGCCGCCGCGATCTCCTTCTGCAGCCGCGCGTACACCGCATCCACCCGCGCATCGTCGCGGACTGCGATCTTGCCCGATGCGGCAGCGGCATCCAGCGATTTGAAGTCGGCCTGCAGCTGGCGCAGCTTGGCACCCAGCGGGTCGTAACGGTCGATCAGCCTGGTGACCTTGGCGTCGGTATCGGTGACGGCGACAGTGTGTTCCTTGACGGCGGCATTCAGCCCGGAATACTGGCTTGCCACCTTGCTGGAGGCAGCATTGAGTGCGTCGGTCTCTCTCCTGAGCGCGACGAATTCCTCACGCGCCGAGCGTGTCTCGGAAACCAGGCTGCTGCTGTTGGCGGTCAGCCGAACGCCGAAAACCATGTCATTCATGGTTCACCGTCCGGCATGAGTGTGGGATTGCGCGCATGCCGCAAATCTACGCGCGCGCGTGGGGGCGGTTAAGGCGGAACCCGTTCCGGGGTTTCGACAGATGGAGATTTAATTACTGGGAGAAAAGTGCTTCCAGAGCCTCCTGCTCCATGATTTTCAATCCGTCAAAAACACTTTGCCAATCGCGGCGTTTAACGGACAGCAGCTCCAGCATGTTTTTGATCTGACCCGGGTCGAGCATCATGTGGGCAGTCCCGTCCGCCGTCCGGCCTTGCACCCAGCAAAACTCCAACTCCATGAATGCCCGTACGGTGACGACATTCTCCGGCCAGATGCCGAATTGCCCGTCGTCGCGCGCGCTGATCTGATCGTCCAGGCCGAACGCCTTCAGGTCATCGTCCAGCTCGTCGCGGCCGCCCAGGCGCGATGCCGCCCAGCGGCGGGCGGCCGCTTTCAGTTTCCCAGGCGAGCCCCGATGCGGATCTCGGAGACAGCCTTCCACAGTCCGAAGGAAAGGAACCTGCCGTTCGGACCAACCACCTGAGCTTGCAGGGCTTCGACACTGAACGACACATCGTCTCCGGCGGCATTCCTGACTTGTTCCCAACCAATCAGGATCTGGGGGAACAGTTCTGCGTTTTCGCGCAGTACCTCCCGCATGCGCGGACTGGATACCATGCCGGTGACCAATTCGCCGCCGTCTCCCGGCTCGATCTTCGGGGACTCTTTGACGCCGAGCAGCTTGTCCAACTCCTCGTCCGATAGCCTCTTGAAGATTCCGGTGAACTGGAAGGCGGCGGTCACGCCGCCATCAACGGGAAGGTGAACCGTGACCGGCCACTTGATGGTGGGGGCCGAGTCGACCACGAACAGGGGCACTACTTGTTGTTTTTCACTCATATCACGCTCACAGGAAAGTCAGTTTGATCTCGTCGTTGCCGGTGACCGGCTCCGGAGACAGCGTCAGGTTGTAGCCGACGCTGCCGTTGATGTCCTCATTGGTCACGCCGGTGATCTTGGTCTTCAGGTCCACCTGCACCTTGCTGCCGGCGGTCGTGCCGTGCACTACCTGTACGGCAACCGAGGTTGAATTGCTCGCCAGGGTGAACGGGTCGAACGTGGCCAGCAGTTCGGCCAGTATGCTGATGTTCGCGGTCGGCTGACGATCGCCGATCTTGATGGCATCGTAGCCGCCGGCCAGGATGTCGTGCGACACCTGGTTGACCAGGTTGAAGCCGAATTTCGAATAAAAACTATTGACGCCGTTGACCGTGCACACCTGCGTGTTGCCGGCATTGACCGGCAGCTCGATCGGCCAGCCGCCGCGGTCTACTACTGGCGGTGCGGCATCCACCGGTGCGGTGTAGAGCGCGGTCAGCTCGACGCGCAGGATGGGGATTCCCTTGGCATCGAGCGTAGCCTGAGCATTGCCGCGCACCCCCATGCCCTTGTGCAGCACGCCGTCGATGTTGACGTAGAACGCGGCCGACTCGAATGCCTCCGAGATCAGGCTGTAGGTCACCTTGTCGCGGATCGAGTAGACCGAGGTCGCGTCCGGCGGCGTGACCCACGCCAGGCTGACAGTCGCCACCTTGGTGGTGCCGTTGTAGGCCGAGATCACGCGCGTCTGCGCGGCCCCGGTACCCCCGGTGATGGTGATCGACTTATCCTTGTAGAAATCGTCGACGGCGGACGCCCCTGCCGCCAGCGTGATGTTCGCCGCGCCGCCCGCGGTCGCCGTGTCGCCGTGTACCTCATTGATCGTTTCGGCGAAACCGACTGCACGCAGCAGCTTGCCGATCTTCGGGACGACCCCTGCCATTCCGGAGTTGGCCAGCGCCACGTCGAAGGTCAGCTTCTGGCGGTTCGCCACGATCAGCTTGCCGCCGTTACCCATCCAGGGCATCACGACGGCACGGTCCTGGACGTCTGCCTCGTAGGGAGACAGCGTCACGTTGCGTGCCTCGAACCAATCGGCCGCGACCAGCGCCGGATCGACGCCGTAGTTCGCCTCCATGCCGAACAGGACGGCCTTCTTCTTCCAGAAACGGATATTGGTCGGACTAGGCATTTCTTGCTCCCCTCACTTTGGATTGATTGATTGTCTTGGCCGGGGCCGGATTGAGCTGCTGCCCTGCGGGCGCGGCGTGGTCGTGACCAGCCACTTGGCCGCCGTCTGCTGGCGGCTTAGTGGATTGGCCAGTAGTTCCATCAGTGCGCTCGTTCAGCACACGCTTGCCGTCTGCACCGGCCATATACGATCCGCCGCGGCCGCTGTGTTCGTCGTTGAAGTCGTCACTCATATCTTTACCCTTTACGAATATGCCAGGTGTACAAAACCAGCCGGGCAGAATGGCACAGCACTCCGGCGAACATCACCGGGCCGGAATCCTCCACCTGGATGCCGGCGACGTTTGGGTTGTCCATCACCGTCCCGGCAATCAGCCCGCCCAACGTCTCGTCCGCTCGGAACGCATCGCATACCGCCTCGACCAGGTTGTCGAAAACGATCTCGCTCTGGTTCGCATCGTCCAGGCTCAGGAACCCGCTGATGCGCCACTTGTTCAGCACGTTGTAGCAACCCTGCGCCGGAGCGTTCTCGGCCTTGGTGAGCCGCCGTACATTCCACCCGCGAATCTGCCCGTTGTGCTCGTACAGCGTGCGAAAATCCTTTTCACCCTTCGCAAAGCGCTCGTATTCATGCACCTTGCCGATATCCGGTACCGCAGCGATCTTCGCAGCGATCGCATTGCGTATCTGATCCAGCGTCGGCATCACACTTCTCCCAGACGCAGGACGATGCGTCCCACAGCCGCTGCGTAAATCTGTTCGAGCTGATCCTTGTTCCAGGACAGCGCGCGGTGGAACATTCCCACCGCGGGCGTGCCGCGCATCCTGATCTTCCACGCCACGGCATCGGCCACGCGCTGCGCTTCCTTGTCGGAAATGCCCAGCTTGTGGCGCACCCAGTCCTCGATCGCCTGCACGCCTGCCTCGCTCACCGCATGGGGCTGCGTGCCCAGCTCGACCGCTTCGGCGTAGTTCAGCGTCGAACCCATCACCCCGATCACCGTATCGCCCAGCACCTCAGGCACCTGCGAATGGATGTTGCCGCGCAGCCCGCCAGATCCGCCGACCCCTACCGGAGTCAGGTCCTTGGTCTCGCGTTCCAGCAGCATCTCGGCTTCGTACACCGCCGCCGTCAGCTCCTCGATCACCATCTCCGGTGCGCGATTCCAGGCATCGCCCAGTGCGTCCACCTGCCCGATATCGACATGGAAGTCCATCAGCGGTACCTGCGCGGATGCGTCAGCCGGTCCCGCCCGACACTGCTGGCCATGTCCAGGTTCACCACCACGCCGGCTGCCACGTTGCGCTTGGTATCGATGCCGAGGTCATCGAAGTAGCGCTTGCGCAGCACGTTCGCACGCTTTGCGAACTCCGCAGCCTTGCTGGTGTGCTGCACGCTGTCCGCCTTGATCGTGCTGTCCTGGTCGTGGCTGTACAGGCTGGCCAGTTGGTCCAGCAGGATTGCCGCCGCGTAGCTCGATACCGATTCCCGGTCGGCGACCGGGATCGTGTCCACCGTCGTGCTCAGCACATGCGCGATGGTGTAGCTGGCCCGCACCTGATCCGCCGCAACGATCCCCGCCTCCACCTGGATATTCAGGCCGGTCGGCGTGGCATACATTGCCCAGCCGCCTGCCTCGATGATGTAAGGCGGTACATTGCCGATCGGATATTCCAGGCTGTTGAGCTGCGAGAAGTCGGCCTCCCACGCGGCGGGCAAGGGCAGCAGGTTGCCGCCCGGCGCCGTCAGGTCTTCCACCTTCTGGCGCGGCCGGTCCTTGCTGTAGCGCGCCACCGCCTGGGCGATCGCGCTGCTGATCTCGCCGACCGCCAGCTTCTGCGCATCGTCGCGTACCGCCGCCGCAACCAGAGTCGTGTAATCAGCCAGCACGATCAGCCCTCCCGGCCTTCCCGAATCACAACGGAATGAGCGTCAGCAATATGCTGATGTCGTACCACGCCGCATCCGCGCTGAGCGCTGTATCGAGATGGATCACCGTCTCGTCCGCGATCGTGGACGTGGAAATCGTGGCCTCGGAAACGGACACGGACGAGACCGCCAACGGCGCGGCAATCACCGGCGAATCCCCCGCCCGCAAGTTAACCGTCAGCGTATCCGACACCCCACTCGCCGCCCGCGCCGTGGCCGACATCCCGATAAGCTTCATTTTCGCCGGGACTTTAATGCTGGCCACCGAACTCGCGCTGGCCGTGGCCTGATCGATATGCACCGGCAGCGTCACCAGCGGTACACCGGCATAGTTCTGCGTCGCCGCGAGCGCATCGTGCGGCGCCATCGACACGGAAATCGAGGCAAAAATCAGCCCGACGAACAACAGCATCACACCACCCTGAAACCAATTTTTCATCGTTTTCATCATCTATCTCCTATTCGTTGTTTTTGCCCACCCCGCACCATGCTAATGACGGTGCGGGGGCGACCTTCTCAGCGGGGCACAATGCCCCTTCTCACGGGTATTTCGCTTAAGCCACCACCGCCTTGGTCGTGCCCTTGTGCGCGTCGACCATCAGATCGCCGCCGTACACGTGGCGGATCTTGTAGGTCAGCTTGTCGTTGGTGAACATGCTGCCCACGCTCGGGTTGTCCTGGACGAACAGCTCCGGCTCTTCGCGGCCGTCGAGGAAGTCGATACCCAGCACCGGTATCTTGTCTTGCGGCGCGACAGTCACCCAGTCGGTCGCATCGGTCCAGTAATCCACCGTGATGATTTCCGGATTGAGCGTCTGCTGGAACGTCTTGTCGTTGTTGGTGCCGCGCACGAACAAGTCGAAGGCCGTATCCTGCAAATCGAACGGCACCAGAATCTGGCCGGGCGAAGTCGCCAACCGTTTTCCGCTGCCGGAACGCGTCATCTTCTGCATCGCCAGGCGGTGAGCCTTGAACGCTGCGGCATCCAGTGCGCCGGTGAACAGGTTGCCGTGGTCGGCGTGATACAGCGCTACTCCATCGGCAGAGACCGGGTTGGTGCGATAGAAGTCGAACACGAACTCGTACAGCGTGTTGCCGGCCGCCAGCGCCAGCTCGCGCGGGATGTTGGCGATCGCGCGCACGTCGTCGTTCTTGATCGCTTCCAGCGTCACATCCTCGGTGCCGCCGCGCTTCTTTACCGCCCAGGTCGCCTCGTCATCGCCCGGCGTCGCCATTGCGGGATACGGATCGCCCTGACCGACGATGGACAGATTGCCGTAGCCGCCGATACGGCCGACGTGCTGCGTGCGGAAATCGCTGACGCGACCCACCTGTGCGACCTTGCGCCACGATTGCAGATCCGTCATGCCGGTATAGATCGCCAGCATGCGGCGGGTGACCGCATCGCCCAGCACCTGCGAGAAGCTGGTTGAATCCACCGCCTCGCGGAAGTTGGCGCCGGCCGCCTCGCGCAAGCGGGAGCGATCGCAGTCGCTCAGTCGACCGGTCACCAGTCGGTCGCCGGTCACCTGGATGTAACACTCCTTGAACGAGCTCGCCGCGCGGTGATCCTTGTGCGCCGGGTCGAAGAACGCATCCAGCATGTCGGCGATCTTGACCGAGCGGTCTTCCACTTGCGCACCGCTGCCAAACGGCAGCGCCACATGCCCCGACTCGGTGAAGCGCGCCAGATAGCCGCGCTCCGCCTCGATGGCCGCAGTCACATCCGCCTCGACGAAGCGCTCGCGGCCATTGAAGTCGGCCAGCAGCTTATCCTTCGCCGGCTGCGGCAGGTTGCAGGTCGCGATGGTGGTGCGCATGTTCGCGCGCGCCTCGACCATGCGGATACGCTCATCTACATCATCGCGCCCAGCGATTCGCTCCGTGCTGCCGGCAGGCTTGCCTGCCACCGCCTCGCGGTACGCCGTCTCGATCTCGGCGTCTGTAGCATCCGCCCCCAGTTTTGCGTGCAGCGCCGGACTGGCCTGCTTGATTTTTTCCAACAGCATTTGCCGCATGTGATCCTCCTCGTTTGAATTGACTGCCTCGACCATCCGGATCAGCCGTCCGCCCGCACCGGGCTCGACGATCAGATCCACCGAACTTACCTTGGTGATGCGGGTTGCCACCTTGACCTTGCGGCCCTCGCGCATCTGCGTTTTCGACACGCCGTCCGCATCGATGGAGAAGCCGAACAGGTCGCTCATTCCGCGCGCGGCCGCCTCACGGATCTTCACGGCCACCGAACCATCCGGCTCGATCAGCGACAGCACCGCCTGGACCTCTCCGGTATCGGTCGTAGCGCCGGCCACGAACTTCGCCTCGGCCAGGCGCCCGATCAGGTTGTCCACCGCCTTGCCGTCGCCCTTGATGTGCTCCTCGTCCGACTTGATGAACACGCGAGCGCCGTTGAACATCGGCGTCGACTCGCGCAGCAGCGTGTCCGAATAGAACACACCATTCAGCGAAGTTCCGGCCTGGATCACACGGATCAGCCACTTGCCGCTCTCCGGTCCGCCGACCGCCTCGACAAATACGGCGGCAGCACCCCCGGCATCTCCGTCTCCGGCTGCGGGCGCGGCGGCGGCTCCTTTGCCGACCGCCGCGAACGTCTCGACCACCTCGATGGGTGCGCCGAACGTCACCTGGTTCTGCTCGTTGATGGTGTAGGGATAGGAGAAGTAACGGCCGTCGCGGCAGACCACGACGCGATCTGGGAACATCGCCTCGATGTCGAGATAGCAGTTAGGCTCATTCGGGCAGATGACCGGCCTCAGCGCATTGCGCACCAGCTTGGCGACATCAGAAAACTCCGAAGCCACGGCCTCACGCAGGTTGATACCGGCTACAGGGATGACGGCGCGGCTCATTACTTCGCAGCCTTGTCGCCGGTCAGCTTCTGGCCGTCGGTAGTGACGACCACCACGCTATCGCCGCAATCGCGGAACGACAGCACTTCGCTGGCCTTTACGGGAGCCCGCTTGACCTCGCCAGTCGGCTTGCGGTCCTTGCCGATGACGGGAATTCCGCGGACGACCAGATTTGCCGCATCGGCAGCGGTCATTTCCTTGACCGCTTCGGCGCCGCCGACTTCATTGGTTGCGGTTTTTTCTTTTGCCATGATCCTCTCCAGAGTGGTTGAACATCGACGAAATGAACTTCGAGGTCGTCATTCTGAAGAGCGGAAAGCGATGATTTAAGCCGGAACGGGTTCCGGAAGTAAAAAGCCCCGCGAGTGCGGGGCTGGGTGGGGATAGATCAGTAACACACGTTGGGCGTCAATACCGAGGCGGCTGCGTAATCGCCACTTCCGCCCCTTCGGTGTCAATTTCTGCGCCGCAGTCGTTAGCCTGTCTGAGCAGGTATTCGAGAGCTTCCTCCAGTTGTACAATTCGGTCCGCAGCTTCGGCTAGCAGCACGCTATGGCCGCCGCCTTGTGCTTTAGCTTCGTCAACAGCAGACCAGTGTCTGAGGTCTTCCACGAGTGTTCTTTCGGTCATTCTTCCCATCTCCGTAATTGGCCTCCTACAATCCCCGCGAGTGCGGGGCTGGGTTGGGTTGGGTATAACTTTCTCGCGTTAACTTTCTATCAGATCGGCCGTAGCGCTGAGCATCTTTGCGAGCGCCCGCAATTCGGACGGATAAAGATCAACCCCCTGGGCATTCTCGTAATCGTCGCTATACAGTTTCTTGTGAGCCACGTTTAACCGGGCGAACCCTCCAACACCGCTTTCCACGGTAACTACATAGGAGTGAATCTTTTCTTCATTTCTCGATACCAGCAATTCACATGCTCCGATTCCCATCTCATTCAACTCCTCAATGTTCTTTTTTCAGGCTACCAGAGCCCGCACGTATTGCAAACTACAAAAAAACCCACCCGACGAACTAGATTGAAACCACCATAAAACGCTTTATAAAACTTTATAAGGCGCGTTCCGGGTGCTGAGCGCACATCCGCAGCCACTCGGGTGGCGTTAGGGGCTAGAACAGCCGCAAATTCTTTTCCTGCTCCGGCTCCCTGGATTCCAGTTCGCGCACCCATCTCGGGGTGACCCCGTGCAGCAGAGCAGCCTCGGTCTGCGAATAGCCTTTGCCGCGGCTCTGCACGATGTGGCGCTGGCGTATCTTGGTCATCGCCAGCTTGCAGTTCGGCGGCGTGATCGTCAGCCCGTTGAAGTTCTTCACCAGCGCCTCGGCCGCTTTCATACCCAGCTCGACGGCCAGCCAATGATCCTGGTGCATCGTGTCCGGCACATAGAACGGGATGCCGGGGCGCAGCTCGACCAGGCGGATCGTCGGGACGAAGCCGATCAGGCCGACCAGCTCCTGCGCGAACGGCGGCAGGTCTTTCACATCCACGTCTTCCAGTAAGGTCATCGCGTCACCTCTTTCATGGCTTTCGTCAGCGCCTCGTACGCCCACTGCATCGGATCGAACGTGCCGCGCGACTGTGCCGTGCCGACCTTGATCTGCAGCGCCTCAATCTCCTCATCCGGCAGCTTCAATGCACCTGACTTGATCGCCTCGGCGCATTCCCTGGCCAGCGCTTCCACCTTGGTCGGCAGGAATCGCATCGCCCACTTCTTCAGGCTCTCGATCACCGTCTCGGCCTGATGGCCGTCGATCCAGTGCAGATCGTCCACCTTGGTCATACGCTTCACATACGCGGCCAACGCCGCTTCGGACGGGTTCTTCACCGCCCCCAGCTCGTGCAGCATGATCCATAGGGCGCGGATCTTCTTCGACTCAGGATACTCAGCCAGCACGCGTGAAGGCTTGGCCTTTTCCTTTCCGGTGGCGCGCACCTTGAAGCCGCAGGCTTTCAAGTGATCCAAAACCTTTTTACGCCCTGCAAAGTCGAGATCGGCCGACGAATGCACCCGCGCGATCGACCACAGCATGCTGCGGTATTCGCTGCTATCGGATTTGTCTTGAGTATCCATACCGAGCTGCTCCGCGCCGATGTGGATCAGCTGGATGTCTTTATTCTTCTCGGCGTAGCGGACGGGGTATTTGTTGGGACGCTTTGCCATGATTACTCCAGCGCCAGTGTGGCATCAGCACCACCAACGCCGCGGTTCAACACCGCGTTCTTGCCGGCATGCCCACCCTTGGCGAAGTCATCGTATTCATGGTCGCGCAGGTTGCGGCCGTCGTTGCGATCACGCGAGGTCAGGCTCTTCAGCGCCGGGTAGTGCTTGGCGACATAGGCGTCGATCGCGGCGGTCTTCCGCTCGTTTCCGGCCAGCGCGGAGATTTTTCCGGACACGGCATACAGCCATCCCTCACAGAACAGATCTGCGCGGCGTGTCTTGATCGCAGGCTTGCAGCGCTTCAGCCTGGACTTGATATGCTCTGCCCGTGCGCGCTTGCATTGGCGCAGCAGTACATGGAACGCATAGGTGGCGATCTCAGGTGTGACGCCGCAGCCGATGAATGCCCATTGTCCAGGCTTGGAGAAGTATCCAGGATTGAACAGGACCCGGCATCCGAAGGTGTCTGCGATACGGCACGCGAGCTCGCTTTCGTAGCTCACCGGATTACGTTGCGCACCGGACTTAGCGAACTGCTCGCTGGCCTCGTAGGCGAGCATATCCTCGTCGTCGATGCCATACTTCTCCATCAGTGCGCGCGCCTGGCGCAGTGCGGCCTCGGCCTCGTGCTCGTTGCTGCTGGCGGACAGCGCTAGGCATTTCTTGATCTTGTCGAAAATCTTCTTGCGTTCGTCGTTCATGGCTTTCTCCACCGTTAAACCCTCTCCCGCAGCCCGCTGTTTCTAACGGGCTGCAGGCGATGGTTTAGCCGTTCACCGCATCCTTCAGCGCCTTAGCCGAGCTGAACTTGGGCACGTTCTTGGCCGGGATGTCGATCTCAGCGCCGGTGCTGGGGTTGCGGCCTTTGCGCGCTTCCTTGTGCTCGACGGTCAGCTTGCCGAGGCCGGGCAGGGTCACTTCTTCGCCCTGCTGCAATGCAGCCTGGACCACGTCGCCCAGGGTCTTGATGGTGTGCTCGACGTGTTTCTTGCTCTGGCCGGATACTTCGGCGACTTGGTTGATCAGATCAGCTTGGTTCATTGCTACTCTCCTTGGATAGATGGTTAATTCAACAAATGGGCGGGTGATGCGAACCACGGCGCGCCCTTATTCACCGTGGTAATCAATCAGGCTGTGGCCGCAGTCAGGGCATTGGCTGCCTGCCGGCATCGTGCAGGGGATGCCGTTGTTCTTCTTTCCGCAGGTCAGCGCGCCGCCCACGTCGGAAATGAACATGCAGTAGTTGGCGAGATCGACGGCGATCATGGCGGCGGCCCGGTGCGCGCCTACGTGGATCGCGTTCTCGATCTGGTAAACCTTCGCAGTAGCGCATACCCTCAGGTTGTCGATGTCTTCGTCCTTCCATCTTTGCCCGTGGGCGGCATCCTTCTCGCGCAGGCGCTGTTCCATCATCTGCGCGAAGGCGAGCACCTCGGGGCGGAGGTTGATATTGCTGTCAAATAGCATGCTCATGCTGTCGCCTCTATTCCGTAGTACGCTCGATCGAAGTTCACCATTGCATCGCACGGTGTTTTTCCGAAACCGACGACACCGACCTGTATGTTTTCGCCATAGAGCGCACACCAACGATCTCCGTCGCGAGTCAGCGCTGGCTTAAACAACACACACGGCCGCATATGCTCGTAGGCGGTGTCTTGCCAGGCTTGGCCAGCAGCAGTTGCTGCGTTAACTATTCCGTTGGCGGCCATCGATTGATATTCGTCATTCAGCATGCCGCCACCTCCTCGGTCATACCCTTGAGCAAGGCAGCAACGATCTCGTCAATATCGCTGGACGGATCGCTGATGAAAGCCACGTCGCTGTCGCTGGTGACGGTTGCGCCGATCTTCTTGAGCTGGGCGACGTCCAGGTTGTTCATCGCTTCCTTGGATGGCTTCTCAGTGGTGATGATCAGCACGTCGACGAGTTCAGGTAGATGCTTGCGGATCAGCTTGATCACCTGGGCTTCATCCTCGAAGCTGATCTTTCCCTTTTGCTTCTTGTAGCCCAGCTTGATGCCGTGCAGGATTGCGGACTTCGGCTTCTTGAACAGCTCAGACGATTCCGCCACCAGATCGAGCAGCTCCTTTCCCGTTTCGGTTGCTTCTGACACGGCCTTTTTCAGCCTGTCCATGCGCTTCTTCTTGACGGCCTCGATCTCGATATTGAGCAGCGTCACGATCTGCGTCAGCCTGGTGCGGGCCTCAGCGTGCTTCTTGGCCTTTTCTTCGATTTCTTGCATTGTTGGCACGGTGGTTCCTCCTTCAGTTGTTTTGTTCAATCTTCGTTCCACAGAATGGGCAGTAGCTGTGGAACATGTTCATGGTCACTGGCTTTTTCTGGCCATCGAGTTCGATTTCCATCGTATTCAGTGTTCTTGTCTTGAGATTCATCTCCTTGGTTACTTGAATGGCCACCCCCCTCATGGATACGCGCTTGATAGGCTTCTTGAACTTCTTATCCTTCGTCAGTTTTTCTGCCACTTCTCGTTCTAAACGGCTAATGCATTCGCATTCCATCTCGCTCTCCTAGGTCGGTACATGAAGCTGCCCGAGCAGATCGGGCAGCGGGATACGGCGCAGCTTGGATTCCAGCGTCAGGCTGTGCATCGCTCGGTTGTGGAGGAAGGTGCAGGTCTGCTCCAGCTCTTCCGGAGTGGCGGCGATGTAGTAACCGTCCTTCGGCATGCCGCACACGGCGTGGCCGTCCTCGCGCAGGTCGCTGATGCGGCTGCGGATACAGCGCGGAAGCAGGTCGAGCTGCTGCTCCAGCTCGCGCATGGAGATGCCGTTGCCCTTGCCGATGTGGCGTGAGAGCAGGTTCAACACGTTGGTTTTGTCTTTATTCGGCACGGCTTCCTCCTTTGTAAAATCGGGCATAGCGCTTATTGCGGTACTCCAGAAATGCGGCATACCCAGGCGTGATTTTCTCCGCGGGCATCAGTGCGATCCGCGCCTGTGACTCGGCCTGCGCCCGCGTCATCCCGCCGTCGAACTCCATGATCGCGGCACGCTCCTCGAAGGCATCCTGTTGTGCCGTTTTCTCGCTCACTCACGCGGCCCCCTTTGGCGTACGGTGGGTGATTGGTGCGATAACACCAGCCCCGCTTATCCACCACACGACCCGCTCTTCGCTGCCCTTGAATAACTTGCAGCAGCACACTTCGTTCGCCTGGTACATCTCCATCAGCGCGGCCTCGACACGCTTGCGGCGGCGGCCTTTCGCAAGCACGGTGGTATCTACTGGCGCACGGCTGCTGGATCCTTGCAGGGCGGTACGAATCCATTCTTTCAGGTCTTTAGCCATTGCAGACCTTCCGTGCGTTGAGCATGAAGTTGACGTTGGCCAGCGTCTCGTCTTCCAGAGATTTCACGTCGTTGGCATCGATCTCGCCCGCCGTGAACAGGCCGATCAGGTAGCCCTGCACCATGCCGATCGTGCGGTGGGTCTCTTCTGTGTTGTTGGCCTGGATGGCGGCGGCGACCTTGGTGCGCAGCGAGGTCAGCGTGTCGTACTGCTGCAGGTTGATGACGAGGCTCACGCGACCTCCCACTCGACCATTACGTCGAAGCGCAGCACGTAGCGATAACGGCGTTCTCCGTGCGCGGTGCGCTCGTAGCCGTCCACCGCACCTTCCAGTCGGTCGCACAACGGCTCGGCCTCGATGACGATGCGCGGCTGGCGCAAGCCGCCGGACACGGCGATCACCTTGTAGCCGCTGATGCGCAGCCACTTGGCGCACTGGTGCGCCTTGCTGGCCAGCTCGCGGCGCAGCTCGGCGTTGTGGATGCGGCGCGGGGCCGGCTCGATAAGCTGGAATTTCATGGCGGCGATCATTTGCTCACCTCGGCCAGCCTGGTGTTGAGCTCGTACACATGGCAACGCAGCACGGAATCGCCCATCCCGATGGTCTTTCCGTTGATGCACTGGACCATTGCTTCCTGGTCGGCGGCGAGCTGGACGTACTTCTCGACGGAGCCGCTCATGGCGTCCCATACCTGGCACAAAAACACCGCGAGCACGGTGGCCTTGATCGCCAGCATCAGTGGCGCGGCCATACCTTCCAGTTCGTCGATTACCGCTTGGTCGGAGGCCTGTTGCTGCTGCGCACGCAAGCGTGGTGCGTAGTCGTTCACGTAGGCCATTTCTGATCGGCCCTTGATGCGTGGGTTACCGGGTGAGGAGTCGTGTTTGCGATTTTGTGCAAGTTCCATGTCCGCCTCCTCACAGTTCCTTGATGACGTCCGCGCCGACCTTGTCCGCGCCGATCTCGGCGGCAAGATTCAGGGCGTTGGTCACCAGGTTGTTCACCACCAGCGGGTACACCATCGAGATGCTCTTTCCGCCCGCCTTCTGGCGGGTCAGGCGGGCGCGCATGGCGTCGTAGACGTCCTTTTCGAACAGCTCGTCGAGCCGCTTGCCGACGCGCTTGAACTTGAGCGTGAGGTATTCCTCCATGTTGCGGTCCAGCGGCACCAGTTCGGCCACTTCGCAGCGGCGGATCACTTCGCGTGCCTCGTAGTTGGTGCGCTCGTCCAGCTTGGTCTTCAGCTCGGGCTGGCCGATGAGGATGATGGAGAGCAGCTTTTTGTAACCGTCTTCCAGCTCCCAGAATCGCTTGAGGAACTTGAGTGTCGAGATGGAAAGATCGTGTGCCTCCTCGATCATCAGCGCATGGACGTTGCCGGCGCGGCTGGAATCCTTGAGCAGCCTCTCGACCTGGCGCGCCTTGCCTTCCAGGCTACGCTTGATCTTCTCGCCGGGGCGTAGGTCGTCGATGATGGCCTCGCAGATCGCGCCTGCCGTCATAGTGCCCTTGTCGATCAGGCGCGGCTGGATCAGCACGATCAGCTGCGAATCGCGCTGCACGCGGTCGACCAGGTCGCGGCGCAGCGTGGTCTTACCCGCGCCGGATTCGCCCACCACGGCAAGGAATCCGCCGTGCTTGGCCGTGCTGAACATGGCTTCGCGGATGTAGCGCTGATCGGCGGCGAGGAAGACATCCTCAGGGCCTTCTACATCTCCGACGAACGGGTCGCGGAAAATTCCAAAGTGTTTCTTTGCGTTGGGGCTGAGCATTTCGATCTCCAGTGGTTCGATTACAGGTTGCAGGCGGGCGGGCTTCTGGCCGAGGTGGATGCCGGCTGGCTGGGCGCAGCGGGCGGGGTCGATCTCGTCGACTTCCCACAGCGTTGCGATTTCCAGCTCGTCCACGTCATGGCGGCGCAGCAGTTCCGCCGTCTGGCGCTTGATGCTTTCCATGCTGGTCAGCTTGGGCCAGGTGCCCCAGTTCATGATCTGCGTGGCGGCGGAAAGCGACAGCGGCTTACCTTCCACGCCGCGCCCCTCCTGCTTGATGGCGCCGGCCCATTCGTTCTGGCGGATGCCGCAGCGCGCGAGCACTGCCTTGAGTTTGAGCGGCATGTAGTGGGCCTCCTGTTTAAGTGCGGTCGCGGCGCTCATGGCGACCTCCGACAATTCGGTTGAGATAATCGGGACGAATCAGATCGTGAAAATTGAATCTGACGAGGCCGAGCGTCCCCCTGACAAATCGCGGCGCGACAACCGAAACGGTTTTTCTTGCGTTCCGGTACCAATTCTTTGCGCGCGGCATCTTCTCCGCTCGATATAGCTCGAACAGGCGGTATTTCCTCTTCAGCTCCACCATGTCTCTAAGTCGACATCCTTTTTGCATTTCCAGCCTTATCATTGCTACAATCCTCCCTGTTGTTGCTACACAAGCCGCCCTCGCGGCACCCATCAAGGCCGGGCTCCTAACCCCGGCCTTGAGTCTTTCTAAATCGTGGAACGATTGTTCCAAATACCTATCGCCTCAGCCTTATCGAATCTGCGCTGTGTCTTTGCTTCGCAAAGCTTTGAACTACACTCAACGCCGATTGGAATCTGCCCTGTTCTACATTTCCCGCCTCCGACCAGCATTGCTTTACCGCCACAAAATGGGCACGGCTTCAAAGATTCGTTTTCCATATCGTTATCTCCTTCAGCCCACCAATCGCAGCACCGGCGCATCGAACTTTCCCTCCAACCGATCCACAACCTCCTGCAGCTGCTCTTCCATCACGCCGCCCGGGTACCAGTCGGCCAGCTTGGCGCGGTCTTCTGCCGCCACCGGCCTGCCCAGCATGGTGCGCAGGCGCATCGCGGCCTGTGTGTGGGTGAGCGGCTTGATCTCGACGTGGATGGGGCTGGGGACGTTCAGGCGTTCGCCTGGTCGATCCATGAACGCGGGCGCGGCGACGTCCTTCAGATGCGAGTGAGCATCCAGCCCACCAAATGGGACGGCGTTCTTGTTCTTGGCCTTTTCGATTTCTTCGATTGATAGCCCTGCATAGGCGGCCTGATCGGCGGCCTTGCCCGCCGTCTCGATGACGGTATCGGGGCGGGATTTGTATTCCTCTCCGTATACCGCACCGTCGGCACGGAAGCCGCCAGCATCAGCAGCAACAGGAGAAACGATGTGTGTGGTTTCCTCATTCTTGTAGTCCGTGACGGTGACCAGCACTTGGTTGTCGCCGTACACCAGGGGAGAGACCTTGACCATATCCCCGACATATACGCCGGGGATATGGCCTACGTCGTAGTGCAGGCGCAGCTTGATTGCCGGATGCTTGAAGCTGATGACCAGTTCGCCATCCACCTTGCGCTCGATGGGATCGGCGGAGAGCAGCAGGCGGCACAGCTCGACCGGCGGCAGGATGCGCAGCTGCTCGCGGCGGATCATCTGCCACAGTGCGTAGCGGGCCTGCGGCTCCGCCATGTACTTGCGGTGCAGGCGCGCGTCGTAGTTGGGGATGGCGTCCGCGTTGTAGGCGTTGTACCAAGCCTCGGCGGCTGCGTTGAGCTGGTCGACGTTCTCCACTGGCTCGTACATCAGGCGGCTCTCAAACAGGCATTCAACGCGGTTGTTGCCGTTCTCGACGCTGCCCTTGGCGCGCGGATTCTTGGCCTTGTGTTCGATGGCCTCGACGCCCAGGGCACGCAGCGCGTTCTTGATCGCGCCTGCGGTGTTGGCGCTGCCCTTGTCCCAATAGAGCATCTTGGGCACGCCGTGCGCCACTCGGCCTTCGAGCTTGTTCCAGCAATAGAGCAGGAAGTCGAACAGGTTGGCCTGCGTCTCGCCCTTGGCCTGGTAGTAGCGGACGATGGTGGTGTTGCTGAAGTGATCGGTGAGGACGTAGCGCCACACCTTGAGTTTCAGCTTGGCGACGTTCTCCAGCTTGTTCTTGTAGAACTCGTCTTCCTGGATGATGCGTTGCTTGCCGTCCGGCATGTAGTAGATCAGGCACAGCGACGGGTCTACCTGATGCACATGATTGGGGTACAGCGAGCGGCAGGCTTGCGCAGCGCGGTCCTGCCGCTGCGCGGCGAGATTCATCTGGTTGACCTTGAGCAGCGCATTCACGCGGCTGTTGGAGACGACGATCTCGCGGCCATTCTGCGACAGCAGCGAGACAGCGGTCGGCGTATGCATGGTGGGCTTGCCGTTCTTGCGCTGGCCGATGCGCAGCGTGGCGCAGACGTCGGTGAGCACGCCCATATCCTGCGAGGTGGTTCCGCAATCGGAGCGCGTCTTGCGCCCGCTTGACCAACCTACCTTGCCCAGGGCGCGATACACGCGGCTGTAGCTCCAGTCGTACAGTTCGCCGAAGGCGTGGATCATGGCCGTGCATTCACCGTGCGCGGCAGCGTCGAGCCGCTGGGCGAGATCACGCACGGCGTCCTGGACTGTAAGGGCGGAAGGCTCGTTTATCGCCATGATCGGCCCCTTACTTTGCAGCCTTTGCGGGCTTCGGCATGAAGGCTTCCACATCCAGCATGGGGCGGGCCTTTTCCTTGTAGCCGATGAAGACTTCCTCGCAGGCGTGCATCAGCTCGGCAACCCGGCCCACGACCTGATTGAGCGCGTCGTAGTACACCATCGCCATCGCCTCGATCGCAGCCTCGCGGTCTTCATCGCCGAACTCTTCGGTCAGGATCGCATCGCGCATCGTGTCCAGCTTGTCCAGCGCCTCAAGTCCGGAAGCGGCGTGGCGCGTGGTTTCGATGGCGATTTCGGTTGCGCGCGGGTGCCAGTCACCGGCGCGGTTCTGCAGCTTGTGCAGCTGCTTGTCCAGGCTGTTGAGCTTCTCGTCTTTTTTCCTGATGACGGCATGCAGCGCATCAGTCTCCGCTTTGGATTCCTCCCGCGCCTCGCGCAGCGCGGTGCGCAGCTCCTTCACCGACATGGTGGCGATCTCGTCCAGGTGCAGGTCGCCGGTCTGGCCGGTCAACTCCAGTTCCTCGATCTGCTCGTCATCCAGCACCAGCATTTCGAACAGCTTGGTTTGGTTGCCGATGGCTCTGGTCAAAGTTGCGTTTGACGGCAACTTTGAAAACTTGGCAGCGGATTGCATAAAGCGGCTTGCCACGTATTTGTCGATACCCAGCACATCCAGCCTTGCCACAAAGTTTCCATGCCCGCAGGCCGCCTTCAGCACTGCCAGCCCGCGCCCGACCTCGAGGCAGGCCTCGACGCTGCGGCGCATGTTGGCGCTGATGTCGCGCTGAATCAGGTCCGGATCGGTGCAGTCGGCGGGCAACTGGTAGCCGACCTGCGCGGCCACGGCGCGGACGTTCGCCTCCAGCTGAGACTCCAGCGCGGGCAACTGGCTGATGGCCTCTGCTGCCCGCGTCAGGCCTGGCGTTTGTTCACCGGATAGTTCGTGCGATTCGACTACAGCTTTTGATTTTTGGCGACCCATGTTGCTACTCCCTTACGCTGTGGTGGTTAAAAGTCGGCTACGGATTTCGGTGATGCGGCGCTCTTCTGAGTCCACGCTTTGCAACACCTGCAGGGCGAGGCGCGAGACACGCACCGAGACGCGGATGCGTTCCGTCTCGGGGATACGCTCGGCATACCCGGCTTCGATCAGCGTGTTCACATACACAGTGATGCTGCTGGCCGACAGGCCGGTGGCCTTGACCAAGTCGCCCGGCGTGTAACCGGTGGCGAAGTTGCGCCACAGCACGTCCAGCACGGTGAACAGCTTGATCGCGGATTGATTCGATTTGGTCGCCACGCTTACTCCTCCTGGGTGAATTCAAACTCTGGCTGCAGGTGCTTCTCGACGTTGCCCTTATGCCAGGCCAGACTCCCCATGCCTTGCTGGATCAAGGACAGGACATCCTCAGCTTTGGCGCTGCCCTTGTAGAACTTGATCAGCCCGCCCACGGTGGCGTTGAGCACCTCCTGCAGGTCGTGCAGATCGGTTGCTGTGGCGTTTCTGCCGGTTGGCACCTCGATCATCAGTTTTCCTGTGCTGGCAGCAAACCAGCGGGTAACCAGGTTGATTCCGCAGATGTACTCATAGAGCAGGATAAATTTGGCGGGCATGCGGCCATTGGCGAGCCACTTGTAAAGCAGGTCTAAAGAGACCCCCATCAGCTGGGCGATACGCTCAACCTTGTAGCGTTTTTTTTCCAACGCATAGTCTTTGCACAGGTGTAGTGCATCGACCAAACTAGACGGTTGAATGCGTTTCCAATTGCGTCGGCTCATCGGAAATACCCTCCTGAAACCATGTTCCGAATAAATAATATTTTGGAATGGGTAAAAGCGTTTTTTATTGCGTAAAATGCGCAGCAAGTGCCACGGACAAAGGAGCCCGCCATGAGAATCGCCCAGGTAAAGGAGCAATTGCTCTCGATGCATTTGGTGCACCAGGAAATCTTGATCGAGATCATTTCTCAGCTCCACGAGCGTGGCCTGGTTGATGCCCCGAAGATTTTTGATCACGTGGAAAATCTTGGACGGGCACCAGATATGGGCAAGTACTCCCGCGATGTTGCTGAAGTATTTGCGGGGCGGATGCTGCAGGAGATCCCAGCATGCCGCGCAAGCGCAGGGCTGCATCCGATACGGTAAGGGGTGTTATGTGGCGCAACATGTCGGCTCCTAGTTAGAAAGGGCGTAACGGCTGCGCTGCAGCACCGGGCCGCAAATACAGAACGGATGCTCGCGCAGGGAATCGGCGACGATCCCGAGGGCAAGCTGGACTCGGTATAGCGGGATGGTTTTCATGGCTAGTTCCTAGGCGGCGATCTGTTCGGCTTCTGGATCGAGGCCGAGCTTTAGGTAGATGTCGCGGCCTTCTCCGTAGTTGCCGCGCCGCACGCCGCGAAACACGTCAGAGACGGCGCGGTAGCTGAACTGGTTGGCTGCGGCAAATGATTTGAGGGTGAACCCCTGCTTGCGCAGGGAGTGTTTCAGGTCGTTCGATTTGATGATGCGCATGGCGGCCTCCGGCTAAGTTGTCGCTGTGTTGCGTGCTGTTGTTTGGTGATGTGGTGCGATTTGTAGTAACTGTAACGGTTACTGTAACCAGCGTCAAGCGGTTACAGAGGGAAAATATTGCCAACACGAGCGAATGCAAACTATCTTATTGATATTTAAAGAATGATTGACGATGCGAAATCAGTTACCGATGGTAACGGTTACAGTGCAGAGGAGCTGGCCCAGCTCAAACTGCCCGGATACCCTGTTTCAAGGAAAGGGTGGTACGACCGCGTACGCCGTGACGGATGGGAGATTCGCGAGGAGCCTGGAAAGGGACCGGGCGGGATTCGACAGGTATTCGTGCCGCCGCCAAATGTCAGGAAGCTGATCGAAGATATTGAGCGCGCGAATATGTATTTCTTCGGAGATAGCAAGCCGCAGAAGCCGCATGCTGTACAAGAGCCGTCCGCGCCTGCCTATATGCCAGCTCCGGAAGGTTTCATCCTAGTGCCGCGTTACGACGTGACCGGCAGCATGGGAAACGGCCACGTGATCCACAGCGAGCAGATCGTCGATCATCTCGCCTTCCGTGCAGAATGGGTGCGCACTGAGTTGGGTACCAGCCCGAGCAGCCTGGTGCTGATCAGCGCAGTCGGCGATTCGATGGAGCCGACGCTACGCGCGCACGATCTGCTGCTGATTGATCGCAGCGTGTTGAGCGTGAAGCAGGACGCGATCTATGCTTTTGCCGTCGACGGCGAACTGCGCGTGAAGCGCATCCAGCGCCTGTTCGACGGCAGCCTGATCATCAAGAGCGACAACCAGGAATACGCTACGGAGACTCTAACTCCGCAGCAAGCCGAGACGATCAACATCATCGGGCGCGTGGTGTGGTCAGGGCGGAGGATGTAGCTTCCGTGGAGATCGAGATTTCAGACTACGAAGGCCGCACATACAGCTCAATTAGAATCCCATCTCTTCGTTTTGTCGGCCTGTTGAATCACTCCGAGGACAAACGATTCGGCATTGCTGCCGGGGTTATCGTTCAGACTCAAGAGCGGGTTGTTCTGTATTTATGCGACGGCGCGATTACCTGGAGGGCTGATGATTGCGCCCCAATGGACATTCGCTTTTCAGTCAATGGGTGGGGAGGATTTGTAACATCGACCAGCATTTGCGCGTTCAATCCAGATGGCATTGTGTTCGATGTTGGCTGTCCTTTTGGCATTGGTAAGGTTTGCACTGTTCGGCATGATGACAACCAGGTGATTTTTCTTAGTGATCGGTATGAAATTGTTTATGATTTGACCGGACACTTACTCCGAAAAGAGAGGTTATGAGATGAACAAGATTATTTTCATTGCAGCGTTGCTACTGGCAACAGTGAATGCAACCGCTTCCGATCTATTCCCTCAAGAGAAGACCGCCATCATGGCCGCGGTCAAACATGACTTGAAAGACCCGGACACGGCAAAGTTCAAATGGCCGAAGCTGGCTGACAAGATCAACCCGAAGCACTTCGTCGATTCGTATTGCGGATTGGTGAACGCCAAAAACAGCTATGGCGCGTACACTGGATTCGAGCCGTTCGAGGCGCAGGTTGCGCGCACAGATGATGGTAAATTCGAGGTGATATCTGTCACCGTGAGCAATGAGAATTTAACAGCATCGGATCTTGCCAAGATGTGCAGTTCCGCCGGATACGCCGATCTCGTGTCGACCAAATAGCCTTCCAACTAAGCCCCGCCCCATGCGGGGCTTTGTCATTCCGCCGGAACCCCTTCCGCCTTAATCCACCCCGCGCGCGCGCGTAATCTCCCGTCACCAACTGATAGGGGGCGCGGGCATGCGCAAAATCGAAACCATCATCATCCACTGTTCGGATTCGCCGAACGGCAGGACGCTATTCACCGGCAAGCTCGGCGACAAGAACTTCACCACACCGGTGCAGGAGATCGACCGCTGGCACCGCGAACGCGACTTCAAACGGCTGCCGCTGTGGCGCGCAAAGCAGAATCCAGAACTCTCCAGCATCGGCTACCACTTCGTGATCTATACACGCGGCGCTGTTGCCTCCGGACGTCATGTCGATGAGATCGGCGCGCATTGCCAGGGATACAACGCCACCAGCATCGGAATCTGCCTGATTGGGAGGGATGCCTTCACCAGCGCGCAATGGCTGGCGCTGGCGAAGCTGGTCGAGTCGCTGAAGAAGTCCAATCCCACCGCGCGCGTGGTCGCTCACCACGATCTCAATGCAGCGAAGACCTGCCCGAATTTCAACGTCGCGGCCTGGCTGGAAGGAGAGTCGGTATGAAGTGGTTCTTTGTTTCAGTATTGGTCCTGATCGCCGCTGTGCTTGCATTCTTTGGAAATCGTGCCTCCGCCGATCCGCAGGGGCGCGGCGGAAAGTTCGCGACCATTTTTTGGTGCGCTTCAAGTGTGGCGCTAGGTCTAGCGGTGGCGCTGGCGATAGTTTTTTTTAAAACTGTTATTGCCTGGCTGATGTTTGCGTCATTCATCTGCATTTGCATCTGCGTGTTGTATAGGCGGTCTCCAGGCGGAATACGCATTTCCGATGTCGCGCTGAAAATTGCAGTAGCGCTTCTTTCCTGCGCGATTTTGTTGGCGCTGGATATGTGGATCATCGCTTCTATAGTCGGGATTTTCATCGTCGGGATTATTTTGGGGATATCGGGGCTGATTGATGACTGCGATCGTCAGAACCGTTCGCAAAAGCACGGCATCGCAAAATTGTTTGGCGGGTTGCTGTGTGTGATGGGCGCCGTGTACCTGTGTTATCAGGCCCTTATTTAGGAGCATCGAATGGATCCAATCAGCATTGCATTAGGACTTGCCCAATTCGCACCGTCGCTGCTGCGCTTCTTCGGTGCAGGTGAAAAGTCCACAACCATCGCCGAAAAGGTGATCGGTATCGCGCAGACCGTCACCGGCGCACCGACCGGAGAGGCCGCGCTGGTCACCCTGCAGCAGAACGCGCAGGTGGCGCATGAATTCAGCCTCGCAGCGTTGCGCGCCGATACCGAGCTGGAGCAAGCCTACCTCTCCGACCGCAAGGATGCCCGGGCCCGCGACGTGGCGCTGGCACAGGCCGGGCGTATCAACAAGCGCGCCGACCTGATGGTGCTGATGGATGTGATCGGCCTCGCGCTTGGTTTCATCGCCATGCTGGCGCTCGGTTACGTCAAGGCGAGGTATCCATCCGCCATCAGCGAGGGCGTGTTCGGCGCGTTGCTGGCCCAGCTCTCGACCATCACCAGCTATTTCGGCCTGTGTCTGCGCGACGCACACCAGTTCGAGTTCGGCAGCTCGCGCGGCAGCCGCGACAAAGACGAGCTACTGGCCAAGGCTCCACCGATCAAGGGGTAGCCGTGACGGACCAGGTAGACAAGGCACAAGAGTTCGAGGCCATGCATCGCGATATCGCGCAGCACAACAGGCGCGCAACGCTTCCCTACACAGGGAGTTGCCATAACTGCGGAGACATCACAGGCGGCGGACGCAGATTCTGCGATGCGGATTGCCGCGACGACTACGAGAAGCGCGAGAAACAGAAAGGCCGATATGCAGCTTCAAATTGAGTTCTGGCAGCTATTGGGCAGTCTGGTCGCAATCATCGTGGCGTTTGCATCGGTTACATGGGCCTTTGGAAACGTGCTGGCAAAGCAGTTCAAGTCATGGCTGGTAGAGCGATTTGAAGCGCAGGATGAAATGCGCCTGCAGCGCGAGAAGGCATTGGACGAGCGATTTAAGTCGCAGGATGAATTGCGCCAGCAACGCGAGAAGGCGCTGGACGAGCGATTTGCTGGATTGCAAAAGCTGATACGCCAAGAGGGGGACGGCTGGCGTGAAGTTGAGCGGCAGTTGTACGAACTCAAAGCCAGCTTGCCGCTGAATTACGTGCTGCGCGAGGACGACATCCGAAAAGAAGTCGTCCTCAATCACAAACTGGATGCATTGGCACAAAAGATTGATGCACTCACTGCCGGGAGGAAATGATGGCAATTGATTTGGAAAAACAGAAACGCGAGCAGCTGCGCTGGCTGATCCTGGAAACGCTCAATGCGGCACGTCCTGTCGGAGCGAATGAAGGGCTGATCCTGAATACGGTCAGCGCGGTGCAATGCGATGTCACCGCGCTGGAGTTGCGGCGCGAGCTGGATTATCTGGAGTCGCGCGAACTGGTCGAGATCACAGGCAAAAAGACCCCCATGTGGCACGCGGAGCTGACGCGCATCGGTGTGGACGTGGTCGAGTACACCGTCGATTGCGATGCAGGTATCGCTCGCCCGAACAAGTACTGGTAATCATGGCTCCGCGCTCAAAAATAGCAAAACTCCCGCCTGGAATTAAAGCCTGGCTGCATGCTGCGCTGGCAGATAACGCCTGCTCTGATTACCAGTGGCTATCCGACGAGCTGAAGGCCAAGGGATTCGATATCAGCCGCTCGGCTGTTCATCGCTACGGTCAGGAGTTCGAAGACAAACTGATGGCGATCAAGATCGCCACCGAGCAGGCCAAGGCGATCACCGAGGCAGCGCCGGATGATGCCGGCGCGATGAACAGCGCGCTGATCAGCCTGGTGCAACAGAAGGCATTCAAGGTGCTGGTCGATATGCAGGAAGGCGCATCAATCAAGGATATCGGGCTGATGGTCGCGCGCCTTTCCAACGCCACGGTGAAGCAAAAGCAGTTTGCCGCCGAGGTGCACGAGAAGTTAGAGCGGGCAAAGCTGGCTGCAGCCAACGAGGCCGAGGCGATCGCCATCAAGTCGGGTATGAGTGACGATGACTGGGCGTTGATTCGCGCCAAGTTCCTCGGCATTGAGGTGGCTTGATGGCGGATATCAGCGTCGAGTCGATCAGTATCCCGGATGGCGAAAAGCGCGATCTGCTCGACTTGGTCAAAGAGATGCAACAGGACCGCGGCAAACTACCGCCGTCGCTTGCCGTCCCGAAGATACTGCTACCGTACCAGGCTAAATGGCATCTGGACGAGTCGACTGTACGAATCGCGGTAAAGAGCCGCCGTATCGGGTTTTCATGGGGAAGCATTGCAGCCGAGGGCGCGCTCGAAGCGGCCAAACAGAACGGCGGAATGTCCCAGTACTACATGGGCTACAACCTCGGCATGGCTGCCGAAAATATCGGGGATGCAATCAAGTTCGCCGAGATATACGGTTTTGCCGCCAGCCAGATTTCAGTGGCCCGCGAACGCGAGACCATGCAGGTCGAACAGGGCGGCGTGGTTGGAGAACGCAAGCAGGACATCACTCGCTTCAAAATCACGTTCAAATCCGGCCATGTTTATGAGGCGCTGAGCTCGGCGCCGTGGAACTGGCGCGGACGGCAAGGCCATGCGCGCATCGACGAAGCGGCATTCCACCGTAACCTGGGCGAGGTGATCAAGGGCGCACTGGCCTTCAGGCTGTGGGGCGGCCGCATCGATATCATCAGCACGCACAACGGTGACGACAACGATTTCAATCTGCTGGTGCGCGATATCGAGGCGGGAAAGCTGAACTGGAGTTTGCACAAGATCGACTTCGATCAGGCGCTGGCACAAGGGCTTTACCAGCGCATCTGCCTGGTCAAAGGTAAGCCGTGGTCGCCGGAGGCAGAGCGCGAATTCCGCGACCAGGCATTCGCCGACTACCCGGATCAGGCCGACGCGAATGAGGAGCTGCTCTGCCTTCCGAAAAAAGGCAGCGGCGTCTACATGCCACGCGTGCTGATCGAGAATTGCCAGGACAACCGGATCCCGACGTTGAGGCTGCAAAAGCCGGTCGAGTACGTGACCAACCCAGACCGTATCGATGAAACCGATGCCTGGATCAGGGACAACCTGAAACCGATCATCGACTCGATGCCGAAGACGCAGCGCAGCGTCTATGGGCAGGACTTCGGGCGCAGCGGCGACCTCTCGGTAACGTGGGTAATGCAGGAGGATTCGCCGAAACACTGGCGGCAGGCATTCGCCTTTGAAGGTCGCAATCTGCCGTTCGACGTGCAGGCGCGGATCCGCGATTACATCCTGGACAACATTCCACATTTCTACCACGCCTCATTCGACGCGCGCGGCAACGGCCATTCTCACGCCGAGGCTGCACTACAGAAACATGGGAAATTCAGGGTTAGCTGCATCATGGCCACGCAGCAGTGGTATGCCGAATGGTTCCCTAAATACAAGTCTATGTACGAGGGGAAGTACCTCACCGTGGTGGGCGGAGAGGATGTCATCACCGACCATCGACGAGTGATCCTGTCCAAAGGCAATCCATCAATGGATGAGGGGCGCGACAAAGGTTCGGATGGCGGGTATCGGCACGGCGATTCGGCGGTGGCCGGAGTGATGTGCAGCCATTCGGCTAACCGTGAGGGGCAGCCCGCCGCAGGCGCATCCGTCGAAACCAACAACGACACCTACACGCCCGCTGCAATGAACAATCGGCGGCGCGTTTCGATGTACCGCAAGCATTAACAGGAGCAGCGATGAAAGCACCAAAATGGTTAAAAAGCCTGTTTCGTGAGGCAGTGCAAGAAGAAGTGCGCGAAGTTGTGCAGGAAGAAAAAAAGCTGCGCGAGGCTGCGCCGACCATCGGCGTCACTATCGACGCCGACGAAGACAACTGGCGGCCGCTGACTGGCGACACCAAGCGCGACTTGTCGCCGGTATCGCATCAGCGTATGCGCGATATGGCGCTGTATCTGTGGGAATCGAACCTACTGGCCAACCGGCTGATCGAGCTGCCGCTGGCCTATATTCTGGCCGAGGGCGTGTCGTTGCGCTGCAAGAACGAGGACAACCAGAAGACGCTCACGCGATTCTGGAAGGATCCGATCAACCAGATGGATATCAAGCTCGTCAAGAAAGTGCGCGAGCTGGCTATCTACGGCGAGCAGTGCTATCCGACCTTTATCAACGAACACTCCGGCCATGTGCGCCTGGGCTATCTCGACCCAGCGCTGATCGAGACGGTGGTGATCGATCCGGACAACCCGGAGCAGCCGATCGGCATCGTGACCACGAAAGACCGCAAGGGCGTGGCGCGGCGCTATCGGGTGATCGTCAACGGGCCTGATGACGAGTTGTTTACCAAGCGCACGCAGGAAATCCGCGCTACGTTCGATGACGGCGAGGCGTTCTATTTCACCATCAACGACCTGTCCAACGGCCGCCGCGGCCGCTCAGACCTGCTGGCGCAGATCGACTGGCTGGACGGCTACGACCAGTTCCTGTTCGGCGAGCTTGACCGCAGCAGCTTCCTGCGCGCCTTCCTGTGGGATGTAACGCTTAAGGGCGCAACGCCAGAGGAAGTTAAAAAACGCGCGAGCGAAATCACCGCGCCAAACCCCGCTAGCGTGCGGGTGCACAACGAAGGTGAGGAGTGGAACGCGGTTTCACCCAATCTTGGAGCTGCAGATTCTGAGGGGTCAGCCCGCCTGTTCCGCAACCATGTGCTGGGCGGTAGCACCGTGCCTGAGCACTGGTTCGGCGGCGGCGGCAATGTGAACCGCGCCACCGCGGGAGAGATGGGAGACCCAACCTTCAAGATGTTCAGCATGCGTCAGAAGTTCCTGAAGTACGTGCTGGAGACCATCGGTTTCTATGTGCTGCGCCAGAACGAACTGGCAGCCAACCGTGGCGAGCCTGATGCGGAAGACACGGATTTCGCGGTCGAAGCCGAATTCCCTGAGTTAACCTCGCGGGATACGGCCAAGTATGCCCAAGCGCTGCAGCAAGTGATCGCCGCCGCAGCCCTTGCCGTGACCAACAAGTTCATTTCCATCAAGACCGCGATCCGCCTCATCAACTCGATTTCCGAGCGCCTCGGCGTCGAGATCGACGCAGAGACAGAATTGAATTCCGCGCTGGATGAAGCCGGAAAAAAGTCTGAGAAGGATGCTTTCACCGCAGCAGGTGCGGCAGCAGGGGATACAGCCAGCGGCGAGGTGAAGTAATGACCGACTTAGAACACAACGCCTATGAAGCGGAAATAAAGAAATTACGGGACGCGCTGGAATTCTATGCTCTCGCCAAAAACTGGGAAAGCCCAAGTACCGGGTTCGCCTTGCAATATGATCCAGAGCCGAGCGCAATAAGTAAAGACCGCGGCGAGCGCGCACTGGATGCACTTAAGTGACAGACGCAGAGCGCCAGAAAGCCTTTGAACTCGCCCGGGCGGCGGAGCTTAAGGCGCGCGCGGCGCTGCTGGCCACGACCCGCGACGATGTGATCAAGCTGCTCAACGAGGCGCTGGACGAGATCAAGGTATTGCTGACCGACTTTCCCACCGAATACGAGAGTTATCGCTTTTCTCAGCTGCAGCTGCAAATCGAACAGACGCTGGAGATATTCAGCAAATCATCGGCCGAGGTGCTGGCCAACGGCGCCACCCAGGCATGGACCGGCGGTCAGGCATTGGTGACCGCACCGCTTGAGGCTGGCGGTATCCGTATTGCCTCCGTGTTGCCTGCGCTGGACACCCGGATGCTGATGTCCATCAACCACTTCATGGTCGACCGCATGCAGGATGTCACCAAGGTCGCCGCAGACAAGATCAGGTCCCAGCTCGGTCTGGCGCTCGTCGGTGCGCAATCACCCGGCGAAGCGGTCGGCACCATCACCGCGATATTGGGAGAGGAGTCGCGCGAGCGCGCAATCACCATCACACGCACGGGACTTGGCAGCGTCCATGCGGTTGCTGCGCAACAGCGAATGGAACAGGCCGCGAAGCGTGTTCCGGGCCTCGGAAAGCAATGGCGCCGCAGCGGCAAGATCCACAGCCGCGAGAACCACGATGCCATCGACGGCCAGGTGCAGCCGGTAAACAAGCCATTCGCGCTGGTGGCAAAGAAAGACGGTTTGGCGCTATTCATGATGCACCCGCACGATCCAGCGGCTCCGGCCGGCGAAGTGATCAACTGCGGATGCATATCGATACCGCACATGACTAGCTGGAAGATGCTCAATCCAGGCAAGGTTCCATTCTCGGCGCAAGAGCTCCAGAACAATCCGCTGAAGCGTGAAAAGGCTGTGGCAATGGGGCAGTCGGTCAATTTCAGGCAGCCTACGACTGGCGGAGGATCTGTCTATGACCCGAATGCAGTAAAGGTTGCTGCTGACGTATCCTCAGCAGCACGGCGAGCGGCGGTTGAAATCGAAAACGAGATCCGCAAAGACTTGCTGGAAACGGGGGTTTTTATCGGCAAGAATGGGGTTGCTCTACTAAGGCGAACCGGCCTCGCGGATTCTGTCGGTTTTACTGTGAAAGAGCTTTTCCGTATGTCCGGAGCGACTTTCACGCACAATCACCCTGGCGGCGGCTCGCTGTCTTACCAAGGGATGGACAGCGATCTTGGGCGTGCTTTCGTCTGGGGACTTGGTGAGGTTCGCGCTGTTTCCGGACAGTTCAGGTATATCGCTTATCCTCTAAAAGGTGCGTGGCCAGATGTCGCGCAGCTTGAGTTGTTATACCCTGATGCAGAGAAACATGCTCACGCGGTCGTTGCGGATATGGTCAAGTCCGACCAATTGGATTACTCTTACGCACGCCTTGAGGTATTGCACCAAGTGGTTCTGTTCCTGTCAAAGCGGCTTAGGTTCGGTTATATAAGAGAGGCATCGTGAAACGACAATTGCCACCAGGCTTCGATCTAAAGAAAGACGGCGATACTGTGCTTCAATTTAATGACGCCCCTTCCAATAGGGCTGCTGATGATTTCCAGCACAAGCTGGATGCTGAGATCGCTGCGGCCGGTGGCATAGATGCATGGCGTGCAATCCAGAGCAAGGATCAGAAACAGGCCGCTTGATTTCGATTTTCCTCGGCCTTTTTATTTTTTACATGCTTAAATTGTTTTTTATCTCCTATCCCGTTTAGTCCCACCTGATCCAAGTTCTTCCCGCATTTATCTCAGATAAAGATATTTATTTATCTCACTCCGGTTCAGGGGTCGCCTTTTCTTTGGTTACTTTCTTTTGGCGAAGCAAAAGAAAGTAACTTGCGCCGGGCAACCCCTGGCGGTTTTCGATGGGTATCGCTACGCTCAACCCATCCTACGCACGCTATTCAACTGGGTTGAACTTCTGAAAATATCTTTGTATTTCGAGGCGAACATCGTGAACTGCATCTTCGACTTGCGAGATGCCTACTCCAGCTGTGCGCAAACGATCATTGATTTGGTTGTGAAGCCACTTGTGATTAGTGTCTAGAGTATCCCAATGTTTTCCTTGAGCCAACTCAGATTGGTATGTCCACAGAACCTCCATGTAGGCGTTGAGCATTTCATCAGAACGTTTCTTGAGCAAGGCGACCAGCTTATCTCGAATTGGAGCTGGTAGAAATGGATCGGATTTGTACTTCTTGGACAAGTTAAGTAGATGCAACAGTTTAGGGCTAGCCGGAACCGCTCCCCAAAATTCACTTCTGGCAAGTACTGCCTCCTTGTGCTTTATTAAGCCCTCGTTAATTTGCTTGACCACTTCTTCTACATCGTCACACTTATGCCAGGCTTCATCAGAAGAGAAATCAAACTCTCGATAGAGTTCTTCGCTCATGGTGGCAACACGTTCTATTACCTTTTTGTGATACTCGGTGTTGACCGTATTGAGAATTGTGCTTCTAGCTCGTATGTATGTCAGAACAGCGACAAGCAGCCCTCCGCCGTAAAAAATAATTTGTGCAGTTTTGACACTTGTATCCAGGTCGAAATACATAGGGAGGCCTACCGCAACTTCGGTGTTTCGCAAACCACATCCCCATTCTGCGCCCGATTCCGCAGTGCATGGTCGATCAGCACCAGCGCCACCATCGCCTCGGCGATGGGCGTGGCACGGATGCCGACGCAGGGGTCGTGGCGGCCTTCGGTGGAGACCTTCACTGGATTGCCGGCCTTGTCGATGGAGTCGCGTTCGATGCGGATGCTGGAGGTCGGTTTGATCGCGTAGTGCGCAACGATGTCCTGACCGGTGGAGATGCCGCCGAGGACGCCGCCGGCGTTGTTCGAGCGGAAGCCCTGCGGCGTGAGTTCGTCGCCGTGTTCGCTGCCGCGCTGGGTGACGCAGGCGAAGCCCGCGCCGATCTCGACGCCCTTCACCGCGTTGATGCCCATCAGCGCATGGGCGATGTCGGCGTCGAGGCGATCGAACACCGGCTCGCCCCAGCCCACGGGCACGTTGTTTGCGGCCACGGCGAGCTTCGCGCCGATAGAGTCGCCGGATTTGCGCAGCTCGTCCATGTAGTCTTCGAGCTGTCCGACGTAGCTCGCATCGGCGACGAAGAAACTGTTGCCCTCTTCGTTCAACTCGGCCCAGCTCTTGAACGGGATCTCGATCTCGCCGAGCTGTGCGAGGTAGCCGCGCACCTCCACGCCGTAGCGTTCGTTCAGCCACTTCTTCGCGATCGCACCGGCCGCGACGCGCGCTGCGGTCTCGCGCGCAGACGAGCGGCCGCCGCCGCGGTAGTCGCGAATGCCATATTTCTGCCAGTAGGTGTAGTCGGCGTGGCCGGGGCGGAAGGTCTCGGCGATGCTGCCGTAGTCCTTGCTGCGCTGGTCTTCGTTGCGGATCAGCAGCGCGATGGGCGTGCCGGTGGTCTTGCCTTCGAACACGCCGGAGAGAATCTCCACGGTGTCGGATTCGCGGCGCTGCGTGACGTGACGCGAGGTGCCGGGCTTGCGGCGATCGAGGTCGCGCTGGATGCAGGCTGCACTCAGTTCCATTCCCGGCGGGCAGCCGTCGACGATGCAGCCGATGGCCGCGCCGTGCGATTCGCCGAAAGTAGTGACCGTGAACAGGGTGCCGAATGTGTTTCCAGACAT